CTAACCTTGTCACACCTAATGGAAAGCAAGCAAGTATCGCAAACACATTCGGATTACCTGCAGGAAAAAACTATTCATGTCCTGGCGCAACTAGTGTCTGCGAAAGTATTTGCTACGCAGGTAAATTGGAAAAGGTATTCCCAACAGTAAAGGTTAACCTACTACACAACTGGGAACTCTTGCGTAATGCAGACATGCAAACCATGTACACACTACTTTCAGAAATGATTGCAGAGTTTAAAACAGATTGTGTTAAGCGTAATGCGCCTATGCAATTCCGCATTCATTGGGACGGGGACTTCTTTAATCAAGACTACACTAACGCATGGCGTCTAGTAATTGAAGAACAGCCAGACATTCAATTCTGGGCTTACACACGTGTTAAGTCTGCGGCTCTTACATTGAAAGACATTGCTAATCTTTCTTTATATTATTCTACAGACTCTGCTAATAAGGATGAGGGCATTGCACTTAAAACCGATCATGGCATATCCCTTGCATACCTTGCCAAAAATTTTGAGATAGGGCAGGCAGATATGAAAGCCCTAACTGGTAAGGTAGGAGCTAAGTGTCCTGAGAACAAAAAGGCTATTCCACTTATCTCACAGAAAGGGTCTGCATGCGCCACCTGTAAATTGTGTATTTATGAGAAATCTGATATAGTATTTTCAGCAACCAAAAAGTAGGAAACTATGGAGAAATTTATAGCATGGCTAGGGATATGCTTCCTTATCCTATTTATCACAGGCAACTTGTGAGGCATATCACAGAGAAAGGGTCTCAAAATATGAGATTATCGGGACTAGGAATTGTATTTCTGAGATTTTTCGGATATACTAGAAATATAAGCAAGAACAACCCAACTAGAAAAGGAAACAAAATGACAGTAGCAACAGCAACTTACAAGGTCGGCGACCTCTTTACAACACAGAAGTCAAAGGGCTAGTTGTACCGTTCGGCAAAGTAGGCAACACATCCGCTGGCCCTGTGCGTTTCGAGTTTGGCGCATTCGGCGAAATAGATGCCAGCGCATTGGTTCTCAACATGGAACATGACCGCACACGCCCAGTGGGTCGCGGTATCGCAGGCAGTGAGGAAATCACACCTAACGGAGTTTCAATGGCATTCAAGATCGCGCCAACGAACGCAGGCAACGATGCCCTAGTCGAAGCATCCGAGGGCTTACGCCCTAGCTTCTCCATCGAAGCCGAAGTTGATAAATACAACATCCAGAAAGGCGTGATGATCGTGTCCGCTGCGAAACTAACGGGCGTGGCACACGTCACTAACCCAGCATTCAAAGATGCAAACATCTCACAGGTAGCCGCTACCGAAGCAGATGAAACCCCAGAAACCACCGAAGCAGAAACCGCTGCCGAGGAACAACCACAGGAGATCCAAGTGGAAGAAAACACCGCACCGGTGGCAGACGAAGTGACCGCGAGTGCGGTTGTTCAGGCTGCTGCACCTGTGGCTTACACCAAGCCACGCTCACCAATCGTTGATGCTGCGTCCTACATGGAACACAGTGTCAAGGCCGCTTTAGGCAACGATGACAGCAAGATGTACGTTCGCGCTGCCGATGACGACACCAGCACCAACACTGGCATGACACTTCCAGCACACTTGCAGGAATTCATCAGCACCACAAACGGACAGCGCCCAGCAGTTGAAGCAGTACGCCAAGAGCGACTAATCGACTCGGGTATGTCATTCACCATCCCACGCCTAACAGGTGCGCCAGCAGTTGCTGACGTAAACGAGGGCGCAACAGTAACCGAGACCGGCATGACTTCCGATTACCTAACCGTAAACGTGAACAAGTTTGCTGGCATGAACACTGTTTCATGGGAACTAATCGACCGTTCCAGCCCATCGTTCTACAACGCTTTGCTATCTGAACTACAGACTGCATACAACGTAGCAACCGATAAGGCTGTCATCGCTGCACTTACCGCTTCCGGTACAGCAGCAACAGGTGTTGCAGCAACCGCTGCTGGCCTACAGTCATTCGTAGCAACCGAATCAGCTGCTGCTTACAAGGGAACAGGCAATTTTGCTCGCAACCTTGTCGCATCCCCTGATCAGTGGGCTGCAATCATGGGCTACGTTGATGGCGCAGATCGTCCGCTTTACAACGCTGCACAGCCAATGAACGCAGCAGGCAACGCAGCACCAACTTCCATCCGTGGAAACGTGCTTGGCCTTGATCTGTACGTTGATCACAACATTGTGACCAGCGGAATCATCGACGAATCAGCATTCATCGTTGCACCAGAAGCAGTATCGGTTTACGAAACCCCGACAACTCGCCTACAGGTCAATCAGCTTGGTTCAGGTCAGGTTGAGATCGCCCTTTACGGTTACTTGGCAATCGCTGTCAAGAAAGCCGCAGGCGTTCGCCGCTTCAACTTGGCCTAGTCGTCTCGTTGATCCAATCGTGAGGGCGGTGCGGCCCTGTGCCGCCCTCACACCCCCAAACTCTTAGACAGGAAACATCATGGCACTCATCGACATCGAGGAACTAAAAGCAGTCCTTGGCATTGGTGATATTTATGCTGATTCTGTCGTTCAAGAAGTAGCAGACACCGCCGAGAATGTTTTGATGTCTTACCTGACACAAAACCAGTGGGGCGTTATTGCTCACAGTCGCACAAACAATGTGGAAACAATCTACACAGACCGTCCGCATGGCCTTTACATTGGCGCATCAGTAACGGTCAGCAACTGTGGCACAGGTTTCAACGGCACACACACCTTGACAGGTGTTTCCGAGTACTCAATGAGTTTTGCAGGCAGTGGCACAGAGTACCCAAAGCATGGCATTGTGCCATCAGGCACAGTAGCTGCTCACCAATACATTGACTATGACACGATCCCGGAAGTGCGCGAAGTTGCACTTTCAATTGCGGTTGATGTTTGGAACGCCCGTTCAGGCAACCTTGGACAGCAGGGCGTGGATTACCAGCCTGCCCCTTACAAACTTTCGCGCGGACTATTGCAGCGCGTAATCGGCTTACTTGGCAAATGGATCGACGTTCGGGGCATGGTCGGCTAATGGCAAACCTTGCGACACTCCGATCCACATTAGCAACTGCTTTGGGCGCTGCTGGTCGTGTTGTGTACGCATACCCAAACGAATCCACCACACCCCCAGCCCTAGTGCTTGTGCCGGGTTCGCCTTACGTCACACCAGCCGCGATCGGTGGGCTAAATAACCGCATCAAAGTGCGCTTCGACCTGACCGCTGTTGTGGCCGCATCAGACAATCAAGCCGCACTAGCCAACATCGAAACTTTAATGCTTGACGTGTTTGGAGCGTTGCCAGCAGGCACATCCGTCACGTCATGGACACAACCCGTTATGAACGAAATTAACGGACAACAAATGCTTACTAGCCAGATAGCCATCGAGCTAGTGACAACAAACAACGGAAACTAGGAAAGGGTCAGAAATGGCAACCTTCATAACGGGTCGAGATCTGACCCTGAACATTGACGGTGACTCATACGATGCACAGGCATCCACAGTCACACTAACCACTGAACTTAATCAGGCAGTGCTTGAAGTTTTGTCGGGTCGTGCTTACAAGACGATCGACCAGACCGCAACACTATCTGTCGAAATGTACGCCGATTGGGGCGTAGTTGGTTCGCTTTGCGATGCCCTTTGGGATGCCGCACTTGCAGCACCAGACACCGCGCTAACATTCTCATTTGATGCGAACGGCTCAACCTTTACAGGTTCATGTTTCCCGAACTACCCAGCCGCAGGCGGTGGCGCAGTAGATGTGCTAACCACCACAGTGGAATTGGTAGTCGAGGACGGCACAGTCGCACGCGCATAACTTCTAGCAGAACAGGGCAACTCTTATGCAATACGAAATTAAGACACAACAGGGCGCTAACTACATAGTGAGCGATGACAGCGCGTGGCTGTGGATCGAGTTGGAACGTGAACTTGGTTTTACCGTCACACAAGCAGCTGAGAAAATGTCACAAGGGTCACTTGATGTGATCACTTGTATGTTATTCAAGGCGGCAAAGCAGGCTGGCAAAACGGAACTGAAAACCCAAAAGGCTTGGGTCGAACATGAGTTTGACAGTTTCGAGGTGTTAGAGGATGACCCAAAAGCAGCATCCAAGACACCATTGTCCGAATAGCAGTCCATACAGGGATACCCCTGCATGATCTGCAACAGTGGTCGCTCACAGACATAGGAACGGCTTTAGAACTAATCGCGGAAAGGAATAGGCATGGCTGACAAATCCACAGTGCGGATACAAGCAGACCAACGCCAACTCCGCGGACTGTACGCCGCTTTACGCGAGATGGACAAAGACAGCCAAACACAACTGAAAACTGATGTAACTGCCATTAGTGGTTGGACAGCCGAGAAAATGCGCAACGCCACTTTTGCCCTAGGTTCAGACTTAAAGCCCGGACAGGCCATCAAAGTAGGTTTAACCATCCGAGCCAACAAAGACCGCATCCCTAACGTCACCATCGGTGGTAGCAAGCAACGGTTCAGCGGTGGCGCTGTGTCTGGTCAAGTTTTGTTTGGTTCAGAGTTTGGCTCAAACCAGCGCCCACAGTTTCCTAACCGATCTGGCAACGGCGGTCGCGCTGGTCACTGGATCTTTCCAACTCTCAAAAGATACCAAGGCCAGATCACAAAAGAATGGAAGCAGGCAGTCGAAAAGGTGCTTGCCAACTGGGATAAAGGTGCTTTGTAATGGCTGACATTAGAACTCTGAAACTGAACCTGCTAGCTGACGTTGATCAGTTTGGTCGAGGTTTGAAGCAGGCCGATAAAGACACCCAAACCTTGTCTGGCCAAATCGGTAAATATTCCAAGCAGATGGCTAAGGCTTTCGCTGTTGCAGGCGTGGCCGCAGCTGCTTATGCCGTAAAGATTGGTATTGACGGGGTTAAGGCCGCGGTTGAGGATGAAGCATCCCAAATCCAACTTGCTAAGGCTCTCCAAAACACCACAAACGCTACCAATAAGCAGATCGCCAGCACCGAGGAATGGATCACTAAGCAGCAACTGTCTTATGGCATCAGCGATCTCAAACTTCGCCCGGCACTTGCGAACCTCGCCCGAGCCACAGGTGATGTGGAAAAGGCGCAGAAATTAACTAACCTTGCGATGGACATCAGTGCCGCAACAGGTAAGGATCTAGAAACTGTGTCATTGACACTTGGCAAGGCTTACAACGGCAATTTTGGCGCACTTACCAAACTCGGCATCCCACTAGATGAAAACATTAAGAAGTCGGGCGATTTCTTGCTTGTACAGGATGAACTCACCAAGTTATTCGGTGGCGCTGCGCAGGCCAACACCAAAACCTACGCAGGGCAACTAGCCATTGTCACCGAGCGCTTCGATGAGATGAAAGAATCCATCGGCGTGAAGATCCTTCCAATTATGAAAAACCTGCTTGAACAGGTCAATCTTGTGGCTATGGGCTTTTCTGGCGAGGATCCACAGTCAGGGTTATCTGGCAAGGTGAAAGCAATTTCGCGTGACCTTGACGGCAAATCAGGCGGCTATTCTTTAGGCGAATCGTTGCGCAAGGTAGCCGATGCGTTCAGCAAACTATTCACTGTTCTAGTGAGCGGCGATGCACAATCTGGCGCTGACAATTTATCCAATCTCGCAACTGCTATGGAAAACGTGGCCAATGGCATCAACTCCGTAGCAAATGCTTTCGCTAAAGGTAAGGCATTTTTTACATGGTGGGCAAAGCAAGAAACAGCACTCCAAGACTTCTTGGGCGTTCCACAATCAGCGCGTGGCGCAGCAACTAAGGGTGGCGCAGCTGGTGGCATGGTTCGTGCAGGCCAAGCCATCACAGTTGGGGAATACGGAAAAGAGACGTTCATACCAACTAGCGGTGGTCAAATTGTGCCTAAGGGTCAATTAGGCGGCGGTGGCAACACATTCATCTTGAACGGCATTGTTGATGCGGAGTCTGCTCGCCGTAGTATCGAGAAGCTGATGCAGGATTCGTCACGTCGTACAGGTGCTGTGAACTTTGTGGGGGCTACCCTGTGACCGCTTACAGCCCTAACCCGACTGTCGAGTTCAATGGTGGGTTATTCTTTGCCGATAACACGATCAGCAACATCTCGATCAACTATGGGCGCAAGGATGTAACCGAGCAACCGCAACCAAGTTTCGCTCGTATTGAGTTGTGGACTGATGCGGATACCCCGTTGGGTGTGGCTTTGTCACAGTCGGTGACGGTAAAGATCGACAAGGGAACGTCAGGCACACAGGCCATCTTTGAGGGTACAGTGTCGGACATCGAAATCAGCCTTGATGCCTATGGTGACATTGGATCTATCGCCCGGTATTCGATCACAGCGATCGGGCCATTGGCTTTACTCAATCGCCGCATGGTCGGTGGGTCGGGATATTCCAAAGAATACGACGGCACACGCATCATCAACATTCTGTCCGAAGCGTTCCTGACTTCATGGGCTGACATTAACGCCCTTGTGCAGTGGCAAGACTTACCGAACGGGGTTTCGTGGGATTCTTACGATGCCACCAATGAAGCACTGGTCAATAACCTTGTAGCGAATGTGGATGTGCCGGGGCAATACGAGTTGCACGCCTACTCTGACGGGTCGGCTGATGCTTACACGTTGGCAACACAAGCTGCGAATAGTGGCCGCGGTGTGCTGTGGGAAGGTGCGGATGGTGACATTCACTATGACGATTACTTATCTAGGGCAACTAACACCCCTTTGACTTTGACCGCTGATGATCTTGCAAGCCGTGGGCTACGCACCGCCGCACAATGGGGCGAAATCGTTAATGATGTGACTGTTACCTACAAAGCCAACGCCATCAAAAATGCACAAGACCCACAATCC